TGAGGCTCACACTTCTCACTGCGCCGGTACTCGAAATACCCCAGCTCGAATGCCAGGTTGAAATACATGCGCAGTTTCTCGTGCTCGATATCGAGGTTGGTCAGCGTTGTCTTCTTGTGATAACGCTTCTCGCCCTCGACGATGTAACCGTAGATATCGTACAGGCAGCACCTGATCTGCTGTGACAGCCCATACTTCTCATGCTTCGGGAAATGATTCAGGTAGACATTCGCCAGTTTGATCATTTCCCGGCTTTTGTGGATCAGATTGCTGTGTGGATTCATGTCAGTTAACGCCCGCGCTACCGCGCGGGCAAACACCCTTACTGGAGATAGGCCGAGGCACGGGGCGCCGCGTAGGCGTGGTCGTGCGACCGGGAGTTGTTGAAGCTCCGGTAGAAAACGCCAGCGTTCGCCGCATTCGTCCAATTGCCGCCCGCAAGCGGGAACAGGTTGTGCCGGTTGTAGCGGTAAAAGTAATCGTTACCAAACTGGTTCGTTCCGGTAGCGCTGGTTGCGTTGTTGTCCTTAGGGATGAACCCTGCGGTACTCCACGCAACACCACTGCCCGCCCCGTCGATTACCTGGTTGCTCCCATTACCCCAGTACACCGTGCCGGTCGTACTGCCTAGTGCGTGCGGACTGGTTACGCTGTCATACAGGGTGCTCAAGTGCGTTGTGTTACCCCATGAATCCGTGCTGCCATCCCATCCAGCGGTCAGTGAGGCCAGCGCAACGGACTCTTTCAGCACATAGATCGTGTTGTTGCTAATCGCAGTCGTGCTCGTGGCCGATGTGCCAGGGGCTGTAATACCCAAGGCGCAGTCGTACATTGAGCCGTTCAGATCAGCAATACCGCAGTTCTGGCCGTTATGGGTTGTCTTGGCGAATGGCACGCCACTACCGGCAAGCGGCTTATTAGCGTTGCCAGAGTCGCCTGCAGTCGTAAACGACACGCCTGCATCGTTGGTATCACCGAGCGCGTTGTTGTTACAGCCTTTCGGGAAGTTGGTTGTGCCGCTTGCGTCATACCACGCACAGGCCATTGTACCTGTGGCCATTTGGCCATGAGCCAGTGACAGGATTGCCAGAGCGCCGAGCATGAATGCTGAGCACTGGTTATATTGGCTACCACGCGCGCGGCCTAGCACCACAGCGTCAGCCAGAATGCCGGTGCAGCCGGTCATGGTGGACGATGGGTTATAGCTGGCGTTACTGGTCAGGCTAATCGGTGACTGGTTCTTCATTGAAACCGCAGAACCGCCTGACTTACTGTTCAGGTACTTGTCGAAGAAGAAGCCCGACTTCTCTGCACCACCGTCGATAAACGCACGGTGCAGTACGTAGCCCGCCGCATTCGCAGAGGCTGTATCACTGAACTGGTCGATCCCCGCAATCTCAATACTGTTTGCGCCATAGGTCGCGTACTGCGGTGCGGCTACGTTACCGACGCGGTAATAAAACTTCGGCACAAACACCATGATAGAGCCATTGGTGTGTTGGTAGTTGCCGTAATTGTCGTGGGCTTCGTCATCCGTGCCGGTCATCACCGACAACCCGGCAGTGGCAAGATCGTCATGCGGGTAAACGCCAGCGCCGAAGCCCTGCGTGCCCGCCGTTCCGATAATGCCGCCGAATGTATCTGCAGTTGTGAATTGCGCCGTGGTCATCCAGCCAGAGACCAACGAGGCGCTTTTGTAGCGCACTCGCCAGTAATACAGGGTGGATTTCACTAATCCATCGACCGTCCAGCTTTCCAAATTCACCGCATCATCCAGTGATTGCGCGACGATGTTGGTAAACCCGGAGTCTGTCGCCACCTGCCAATCGCTGCTGACATGCGCTTCAAAGCCTGCAGGGGTAGTTGCATACGTAGACGCAACCAGCTCAACGGAGCTACTATGATCAATTGAGCCGTTACTGGGCGCAACCAATGTTGGTGTATTGATACCTGCGGGCTGAATCGGAAACTCCATCTTCCTGCCGTTAATGCCGTTGATTGTGAGCACCTCAGTGCCCGCTGTAGCAGGGGCGGCGTAGGTTATTGTGCCGCCAGAGATCGATGCAGTTCCGAGCTCCGCAGAAACGGTGTAATCAGTCAGCGTGTCGTAATTCGTGATCACACCAATCATTGACTGCGTGATGTAGATTGAGTCTGCTGACCACTCAACATAGACAATGGCGTCGCCTGGAACGTAACTAGATGGGTCGAACAAGGCCGCCTCTGCAGCACTAGCAGCCGCGTCCTCTGCGTACTTTTTGGCACCATACCCCTGACCAGCCACGACTTCCGCATCGGTTTTGGTAGCCCACTCTTGCGCAACGGCAGCAGAACCAGCCGCAGCGCTGGCTGATGCGCTAGACTCCCCTGCTTTGGTTGTTGCTATGCCGGCTTGGGTGGTTGCAGTGTCAGCCGAGGCACTTGCTTCTCCTGCCTTTGTGGTAGCAATACCTGCCTGAGTGGTGGCCGTGTCGGCAGAGCTGGATGCCTCGCTCGCCTTGGTAGTCGCAATACCCGCCTGAGTCGTTGCGGTTCCGGCTTGTGTGGTGGCTATGCCTGCCTGCTCACTTGCAGTTGTGGCGCTATCTGCAGCCTCGCTTGCCTTGGTAGTCGCAATACCCGCCTGAGTTGTGGCGGTATTAGCCTGAGTTGTGGCAGTACTTGCTTGGGTTGTCGCGGTTGCGGCCGCCATCTCTGAGTCACTAACCATTCTTCCGGTCGATGAAACCAGTCGGAAGTGGGTGCCATTGTAGGATGCCTGCACCACCTCAGTTGCGCTGATATCCCCGGCACGCAGAGCGGTACCATCCTGTCGAACCAACGGCTTGACGCCCAGGCTGTTGACGTTCAGTGTGGCTGCACCGGTATTGGCGTTGCCTGCCTTGAACAGCACTGTCATGCCATCAGTGTAAGCCGTGGGCGCTTTTGCCAGATCAATCACATAGGCGTCAGCTGCGCCGGTGTCGGCGGCATATGTCACTGAGCCCGATTGAATAGCGGCCGGTGCCGGCAGCTTATCAAAGCCTGCTGATACTGAATCCAGCTCGTCACGCACGTTTTCGGATCGTGCCTTGGTGCGCGGCGCAAAGGCCGCAGAGCGGTTATAGAAATCGTTGCTCATCGTTCAAGACGCCTTTTCTCGTAATGAATGATCACGCCCTGCAGCGTGAACGGATTGAACTGATCGGATTCTGTGTGGATCAGCAGGCCAAGGTTGGTGCCGGTGCCGTACAGCTTGACCTCTGCGGCGCTGACGGTCTGCGCATCCCAGACGAAGGAATCCCACTCATCGGTATCCCAGTAGCCGCCGCCACCGGCAATGGTCATCGGCTGTGTCACGCCTGCCGCATTGGCCGGGGATGAATAAGACAGATCGGGTGTCACGTTCATGGACACGTACCCTTCCCCGTCCAGCTCAAACACCGCCTTTCGCCACCGCTTGCGCACCCTGGGGGACTTCATGTTGTTGAACGCCAGTCGCACCCATGCTTCGATTGGCTCTCCATCAAAAGAAGTGCCGCGCTGATCCTCATACACGTAGCCATCATCCGAGCCAAACAGGATGCGTTCAGCACCGGTATCGTCCTCGTTATTGCAGATCACCCGCACAGGGCGGCCATAATCAAGCACAGTGGCGTTGAATACAGCGCCGTTCTGGGTATCGATTGGGTAAGTGGCAAAGCCTGTTCCATCACTGAAGAACATGCGGTATTGGTTGGTTGAGCGCACGACGGTTGAGGCAGTGATCTTGTTGCGCTGCCGGTCGACAAGCTTCTGAATGTTGCGGGATACTGATGCCGACTCGAAGTTACCAAACACGTTTGCACGGTCCAGCTGGATAATGCCCCTATCATCAAGTGCGTAAATGCGGGACAGGGATTGCAGCGTGTAGGCTGTGGCGCCCGTTGAATCGGACGCAACTGTAAGATTGAAGTCGCTGGAGCTGGAGCCTTCCAGTATGAACGTCTGCCGGGTACTGGACAGGATCATACCGCCCGGCTGCTCGATCATGCCGGTCAGTCGTCCACCCAGGCCGATCTCACCAGCCCCCAGGCTCACCTCATAGGAGTGCGGCGTACCCACGACCGAGAACTGAACAGACCCGTTCTCAAAGCCGAGGAATAAACGATTGCGGTATGCCTGAATAAACTTCGGGTTGTCAGTCGTGGCTTTGCTGAACAGCGGCGTAACAATCCCGTTGTGGTCGATCTCAAAGGCCGGATCAATGCCGTTGCAGCCAAACACCCGATAACCATCATCATTGGCCATGAAGTTCTGGCTGATGAACTCAAACCGGCCGCCTGGGGAAAAGGCAATCTGCGCGGCATCACTGGTGGCGGTCGCACAGGTTGTGGTGCCGATTTTGATTGGATCAGCATCGCTGAATGTGCCGGTTAGCGGCTCAATGATCAGATAGCCTTCCATGTCGCCACCTGACCATGTGCCCTTGATCGTCAGCACACGTTCCACCTGTGCAGTATCAGTGCCGTTGGTGATCACGTTGGTGGCGGCAATCTCACTGATGCCCGTATCAAACTTCAGATATGAGTGCAGCGGTACCGCCTGCCAGCCTGTTGCTGATGACTCATACAGCACGCACTCGGCACTTCCGGCATCATCACGGAAGGCATACACTTTGTCTTTGTGTACCCAGACGCCCCGGATTGGCCCTGAGCCCGGCACCTGCTGGATCAGTGTACGGTAATGGTCAGCCGCCAGATTGAGATAATACTGCTCCTCTTGTGATGTGGTGCAGTCTCGCTCCAGTGGTGTGTCCACCACCGTTGTACCGGCAACTGTTTCGCCTTCAGCGAAGGTGCCGGCCACTGCTGTTACATACAGATCATTACCGCTCACGGCCAGTACAGCACAGGTAGAGCCACTGGTGCCGCCAGTGAGTATATCCCCTGCGGCAATACCGGTACTGTCTGCAACGTTCATGCGGTAGAACGTGGCATCTGATGGTCGTGCTTGACCATCGAACCGCTCATACCCGGATATGCGCTTGAAGCCGCCAGAGATCCCGGGTTCAAAGTTCACAGCCTCAATTGCACTGCCTGGCTGCAGCGTCAGTGCCGGCGTGGCCTGATCGATCGTGCCCTTGAGTGCAAAGTACCCGTACTCAACGCTCATGCAATGGCCCCCGGCATGGTCATTGATGGCAGCTGATCCTGCTCTAGATCGGCCAGCATCTGTTGATAGTGCAGCTGGCCTGCTGCAAACACGTCTGGTGCATTCTCATACCCGGCGTACAGCATCATTGCCTTGTAGACGATCAGCATGTGGTAGTGACTCGGCAGCAGGGGTACATCATCGTTTTCTGCCAACTCTTGAGGCTTGGCATAATACTCACCGAACAGGGTGTAATCCGTGTCGGGTGTCGCGTTCAGGTACAGCTGACCATTGGGCGCCATACTGCAGCCCGTCGGCCTGCCTGTGTTCAGGGTCTGTCGGCGCAACTGCTGCATTTGTGCCCATGGTATGACAGTGATTCCATATCCATCGATATGCAGGGTGTCGCCACTCAGGGTGCGCAGATCGGCTGGCAGCGACACAATGCTACTGCCTTCCGCAACTGGTTGACTCAGCACCGTCCAATGAAAGCCCCAGTCGGTGCGGTAGTTCTGGATCTCCTGCCATGCCTGATTAATCCACTCGACATACAGGCGGTTCTCGCCCTGCTGGTTCAGGACAGAGGGAGGCCCATCACCTGAGCCCCCCACTTCCCGCCGCAGCCGTTGACACAGTTGCAGGAAGTTCATTTATCAGCCCTCAGGATCTTCGATACCCAGCACGGTGAACGGATAGGACGGTACTTCGGTCCACTCGCCGGTATCTTCGTCACGCACGTTCTGAACGGCGTTGTTCAGTGAGTGGAACAGGCCTTCACCAATGGTGACAGTCTCGCCACGCTTGATGCGGACCACGCGGCCATTGCAGCCCAACATCACCGGCTGCTTGTCCTTGCCGTCCTTGTGAATCTTGATGGTGTAACGCTTCTCGCCTTTACGGATTGCAACGCCGGTATTGTTGCGGCTTGGCGCGGCCTTGGCTTCGGCAGCGGGATCAGGTTCGCCCAATGCTTCACGAATCTTGGCGCGAATGGTGTCTTCACTGGGGTTTCCGGCCAGCGCAATACCCAGAATCTTTGCCTGCTCCTTGAGTTCATCTTTACTCATGGATTCAAGGTTGATCTCGTTCATGTCGTTCTCCTGCGGCCCTTCGCGGGCGGCTTCAGATCAAAAAAGAAAGGGGAAGCGAATGCCTCCCCTTGTTACATCACCGGTTATGCCAGCTCAGTAGCCGCCACTTCCATACGGCACAGCCACGCCTCGTTTGAGATAAAGCCTTTCCAGTAGGACTTCCAGCCTACCCAGCCCACCTGGCCCAGTTTGTCGTTGGAATCGATCTCACCCGGCTGGCGGATCTTCATCTCAACTGCTTCCTTGCCTTTCAGGGCAATGTGGCCATACGCATCCTGACCGGTGTAGATGATCGGGTACACGTCAGCATTGGTGCCGGTAGTGGACACCATGGTGCTGGTTGCAGCGCCCGCATCCTCCCAAGGCTCCAACACCGGAGTCAGGATATAACGCACGTCTTCAACCTTGCCGATCTCATACGGCAGCGGCTTCATTGAGCCGTACTTCTCAACCGGCACGAAGCCAGTCAGGTCGCGGATATCCGCTTCCAGGTTGGTGTGTGCAAATGCGAGGAAAGCCGCGTCGATGGCTTCAGTGCCGTACTTGACGGAGCTGGATACCATCTTGGTAACTTTCTTCGCACGCTCGGCCTTCAGCAGACGGGTCACGGCACGCTGTTTGGGCAGGCTGATTGCACTGTTCACCGCGTTACGGGCAGAGCCGTTGGCATAGAACACGTTGCTGCCGCCGCGAATGATGCCCCACAGCAGAGACTCGAAAGTTTCCTGAGACTGCTCACCGGTCAGAGTGGTGGCATCCTTCAGGACGGGATCTTCTGCTAGGTCGTGAACCACGTCAGTGATTTCAACCACGTCACCGTACTGGCTCAGGCTAACTTCCACATCTTCGTAGGTCAGCGCCTTGGAAGTCGGGGCTGTGCCTTCAGTCAGCGGAGTGGTGGCCAGTGCCAGCGGTACCGGACGGCGGAACTTCACGGTCTGGGATTTGTTCTTGGGTACCGGCTTGGTCATACCGTACTTGGACAGTACAGAGATCGGCTCGGCGTGCTTGAGGTGTTCAGCCATTGCCCACGCGGTAGTGCGCTGGGACAGGCTGGAGTAGGTAGTCTGTTCCATGGTTTTGCTCCTAAGTGCAAGAAAAGTAAAAGGTTTTGCGTTGCTACCCTTTCGCTTGCTTACACGGAGGAGTCACGACAAAACCCCGCGTCCAGTTAAGGAGGCAGGGTCTTGGGAATCGTCCGCTTCGTGCTTGCGCGGGTGGATCAGAGCAAACCAGTATGTCAGGCGGCGTGAGCGGCCTTACTGGTTCGCGTAGTAGTCAAACGCGGCATCGAGATCATCCTCTGCCGGCTGACCGGGGTTGCGCCGTCCGCCACGATTGGGGATTGTCTGCGCGTTCTGCAGCTGCCGTTGCCGGCGCTGGTTCATCGCTTGGGTCTGCTGTTGCTGCATACCATTGGCCAGCTTGTAGTTGCCGATCAGATACGCGGCATCTGCGGCGTTTTCTGATCCCATCAACTGCTGCACCGCCGGTGGCTGCGTGCTCACCCATTGGCGAAATTCGTTTGATGCAGCAACGTCCCGCCAGTCGGGGTGCTGCTGCTCCAAAATCTGATACTGTGAGCTGACATACTGCTCATGCGCCTGCTGCTGGATCGGCTGGATCTGCTGCTGCAGTTGCTGAATCTGCTGCTGGTACTGACTGGATACGGCCGCCATGCGTTTTTCCAGCGCCTGCGCGACTTCCGGGAAGTCTTCTTTCAGCGCTTCCCATTCGGCATCGGTGTAGCCTGAGCCTTCAGGGTTGTCTGATCCGTTCTGATTTGAGGTCTGAGGCGCTTTGCTCTGCAGCTGCTGGATCAGTTGTTCCTGTTCCTGGATCTTGCGCTGCAGGGCATTCTGGCGGCCAAGGTCGCTGTTGTAGCGGTGCTGCCACTGCTGGGCTTCCTGCTTGTAGCGCTCAAGCTCGGCAAGCGGGTCAGGCTGTTGCCCTTCTTCTTCGCCCTGCTCGCCTTCGTCATTGTCGCCGCCCACTTCGTCATTAATTGAGTCATCAGAGGCGAATCGGCCCTGCTCATCACGGAGCTGATCGCCCTGCTCTTCGCCTGTTTCCCCAGTGGCAAACTCATCAAAGGCTGACTCAAGTTCCTGTTCGTGCGCGTTCTGCTGTTCTTCGTTTTGCATGGTGCCTCCAGCGGCCTTCACAGGCGGCTATTGGTTTCGGGTTATGAGTATGAGTCCGACACGATAACCGGATCGTCCTCGGTATCCGTCAGGCAAAGCAGTTGATCGATCAGATCAATCTTGCCGCGTTGCCGTTCTGATTCTTGGTCTGCGATCAAGGATTCAATCGCTTCCTGTCGCTGGCTGCGCGCCCACTCGGTCACGGCCAGCCAGGTTTCACTGTGCCTGTCGATCTGGTTCATCAGAAGGTATCAAACCCCCGTGCCAGGTTCTCGGCCTGCATCTGCGTCTGTGTGCGCTTCAGTGCCAGATCACCAGCCGCCTTGTCTCGCTGCGTCTGGATCTTGACCTGCTCCAGTTGTAGCTTGGCCTGCAGCTGCGCAACCGTCAGGTTTTCTCTGGCTGCAATGTCGGCCAGCTTCAATTCACGCTCCTGCTGCAGCTTTGCCGCATCCAGTTGCTGCCGGTACTGCATTTCCTGCTGTTTCAACTGAGCATCGACCTGCATCTGCTGCTGCTTGAGCTGCAGTTCAGCGGCCTTGATCTGAGCGTTTGGATCTTCAGGCTGCCGTTGTGATTCAGCAATCTGCTTCTTGCGCTCCTCGATCTCGGCATCAGACAGAGTGATCTGGTGATACGGCACCTCAAGCGCCTTGGCGATCTCCCGATCCAGCCCTTCCCAGTCACGGCGCAATGCCAGTTCAGGGTTACTGCCGGTCACGTTGGCGAACACCAGCAAGTTCTCCTGCTGCTTTTCACGTACCAGAAGCGCACCGGAGCCGCGGGCATCAATGGTGTAATCACCCTTGATCTCCGGGCTGTCACTGAATTGCATGTTCCAGTCATAGAAGCGGGTAATGGTTGGCCGGGTGATATCGTCATCCCAGTTCTTTACCGCACGGCGCAGCACGATATTGGCGCTGTTCATCAGCATGGCCATGCCGCTGCTGGTCTTGGTGACGTGGGACGACTGCTCACCCTGGGCGATCAACGGCAGGTTGGTTTCCTCATCGGCCAGCTGGCGTGCCATGGTGAAGATGTTGGCCAGCTCCATCTGGTGACTCGGGGTGCTGAAGGTGGCGAATGCTTCTTGAACACTGCGGGTCTTGTCCTTCAGGTACCACAGCTTCTTGGGTCCAAGCTGCCAGCTACCATCCGCAGGCTGAACAATCTCGCGGTTCACCACCACCTGATCGGCCACACTCATGCCGCCGTTATCCATCATCATGCGCCAGGCGGCATTGATCACCTTCTGCGGATTGCGCATCAGGTACGGCACACCAAAGCCAAAGATGCTGGACTCGTCTTTTTCCCAGTTGAATACCGAGTATGGACGGTCCTCGGTGTCCATTGGATTGATTGCTACCTTCAGGACGCATTGGCCGGAGAAGAACACCACCGCCTCCAGTTCATCATCCAGTTCGTCAATCTCCTCCTCGGGCAGCGGTTCTTCCGTATCCTGCATCGCATCAATCAGCTCTGCCTTACTGATCGGGCCGTGGTACTCCCATATCTCATAGCGATTGGAGTCAACAACACTGCCGACACCGGTAATGCTGCGGATATCGTTCACGTAGTCCTTGGCGACATGGGTCTCCTTCGCCTCGGTGCGCAGCAGTTTGCGCAGCTGCCCCTTGAGTACGCCCGGCATCCATGCAAAGTCGCGCAGCTGACGCTTTGTCAGTCGGCGCTTCTCAAAGATGAACTCACACTCATCAATGGTGCGTGCCGACATGTCCGGGTAGAAGTCCCAGATATCCACGCGCTCAATGGACGGGGCCAGATCCTCAGTGATCTGCAGCATGGAAGTACCATCTTCCAACAGATCCCAGCGCTTACGCACACGCCCAACAACGACCGGTCCCTTGACGATACCGGTACCCAGCTGCGCCGCATCGTGGATAATGTCACGCGCTTTCGTTGGGTACCGCGCCTCATTCAACTGGTCATCGATCTCCTGCTGCATGAGCAATGCTTTCTTCTTGGCTGCGCGCTGGATCTCATCGGCCACCTTTTCAGCATCAACAGGCTCACCGTTCGGCCCCTGCATCACCTGGCCAGGCTTGACGTTATCCAGCTCCGGTACCGGTGTTGGTTTGATGCCCCAGTTGCGGTCATCAGTCGGGAACAGCATGTCCTGCAGTCGTGCTTCAGCCGCATTGGTCTTGTTGCGGGTGATATTTACGAATACTTGACTGCCGCCTGCCTGCTTGATGCGCTCGTACTCGCCAGGCTGGTACTCACCATGGTACTGACGCAGATCCTTCAACCAGCGCTGTTCGATATCAGAGCGCAGTGCTGCCTGATCATGCGCAAGCCGTGACAGGCGTGACGCAAACACCTGCAGACGTTCGGCAAGTTGTTCTTCCTGCTCAACAGGGTTTACAGATTCGTTCATCAGAGCCTCACGGCTGTGCTTTGGATGGGTATCAGTAACCGGCTACCCGGTCACCAATTATGTTTTCGTGCTGTTCAGATCGATCAGGTGCACGCACCGGTTCGGCAAAGGTCAGCGCCAAAGCGTCTGCACCGTCTGGTGACCTCAGGCCGCGCTTTCGCATATCCTCTTTGCTTTCAAGGATTCGGCGCTGGTTGCTGTCGTACTTGTACTGGGGTCCGCAAAGGTCTGCATGAAGCGCGTCCTCGCCCGGGATCATCACCGGCAAGTCACCGCTTAGCCAGTCGCGCATCTCCCACCACATTTCAGCCCGCTTGTTGCGGTACCGCTCCGGGTCCAGTGCGCTGCTGCCGAAGTTCACTGCAACAACAATATACTTCTGGCTTTCGGGCAACAGCTCCATCAAGCGGTCATATACCCCGGCACCCAGGCCGCCCACGTCAATCGCCACCTGTGCAGGCTTTTCCTTCTTGATGATGGAGTACACCAGACCGGCCACCTCCATCGTGTCCTTGCCCTTGTGTCGCTCCAGCTGGTACGCGGCTCGGTTGCGGCGCCGGATAATAGCTGTGCTGTCATTGCCGAAGCGTGCCGGATCAACGCCGATCTTGAGCGGCCCAGACGCCAAGCATTTGTACTGCCGCGCCTTCATCACTGGCTCAGGTGTAATCAATGACTGTCCGCCGGACACCTGGAAGGCCTCTTGTGCCGTCATCGGGTATTCCTGCTTGAAAGCGGATTCACCATCGACACCATCAACGGTCAATTCCGCAATCTTGAACCGGCGGAACATGATCTGTTCATCATCCAGCCGGTACAGCTCTTTCAGGTCCTGCTCGGTTGCAGTGGGCTTGAAGCCTTCTGGTACCGGCTTGCGGTACTCTTTCTGCCAGAACCATGGAACGAAGATGGCGATATACTCACTCTCGCCGGCTTCAGCCTGCTGCCATTGCTGGTGAAAGTAGTTGCCGATCCCGTTTGCCGTGGATTCCAGTATTACTTCGGTGTCGGGTGCGTCTGGGATGGCCTGCAGGATACCTTTGGCATGCTCTGACGCATGGGGCCAGAAACCAACCTCTGAGCCATGGAAATACTGCAGAGTAGTGCCCCTGCCCACTCCCTTGTTGCCAGCTGTGCCAACCTTGTACCCGGAATCCAAACGATCAAAGATCAACTCCTTGGCGTTACTCGCGCCGGTTGAAGGCTTTACCAGTACCGGGCAGTTCTCGTGATAGCGCTCGGCCATCTCAAACAGTGCCGCTGTAGATTCGGCCTCGTGCGTCAGGATGAATGCCCTTACACCTTTGCGGTGCGACACCAGCCAGTAAAACCTGCCTTCTGTGTACGTGGATGCACCCTGCTGCCGGCCCTTCAGGATGATCGCCCTTACCTTGCCGGTCAGTCGCTTCTGCTCGCTGATGCAGGCATGGATATAGCGCTGGGCTTCATTCAGTGCGAACGGCTCGACTCGGCCCTCTTTGGTGCGGATATGCAGGCACCGTGGTGCGTAGTGCTCAAAATCATCACGCAGCTTGCGCCGGATTTCTTTCTCGCGCTCGTTCATTCCAGCGCAGACAACGCATCTTCGTGGCTGATCTTCATACCACCGGATACACCCAGCTGATCTTTGAACGCCTGCACCTCAACATGCTTGCCGATCAGCTCCAGGTTCTTCACCTTGTCGGGCCACTTGATCTTTTGCAGCACGCTTTCAATCGCATCATCGCCCTTGCCAATGGCGCTCAGTCGGTTGATATCCAAGCCTGACAGTGTTGTGCGCCACACCTTCGGCCATTCCCGAACCGGTTTTAGACTTCCGTCATCGGCCAGAATGTCCAGAACATCCATCTGGTCAATCTCTGTCAGCCGTTGAAGCACATATGCCGCATCAACTTTAAACTGCTCTTCAGCTATTTTTGCCGCTTCCAGCCGGAGTTGATTAACCCTTGCCTTAACCTTGTCTTCAGAAAACAAGCGTGAAGCCTTCTCATGGACTGTCTTGTCCTTCCAGCGCTTCGATTGCGGATAGGCTTTTCGGTAGGCCTTGCTTCGATCACCGCCGTTCAAAACATACTCTTTGCAAGCGGTTTCTTTGCGGGCATCAAGCTGAGCTGGTGTATCGAGTTTTTCCATAGCGGCCCCCTCTCGGGCGGCTGATTAATACTGAGTCGTGCTTTCAAAGCGGTCAGGCTTCGAATACCTGATCGTCATTACCTTCACGGTTTGAATAAGCCTCACCGAAAACTTCTACTGCTCGGTACCATAAGCGACGGCGCCACCACCACATGCCATCCTCTTTGAGCCAGCGGAGGAAGTCCCTGTTTGCTTGTGGATACCAGTGATCACCTATCAGGCCCTGCTTAATCAGCTCGAACAATGCATCATGCCCGGCTGATGCACGTATGCTGTCCTCGGTGTCCATGGTCGGACCACTCGGGCCGTCCCAGAGATATCCCTTCCGTAGTGTCAGCGTTCCGTTCTTGTCCAAGGTGATATGACCAAGCTGAATCTTGCTGCGAGGACGGATACCGGTATCCAGCAGGAGGTCTTCGGCCAACTCATACTTGTAGTTCCGCTTGTAGTACTTCACTACTGTGCCTCCAGTGCCTCAAGTAGATCAGTACAAAGCCCATCCATCGGATATTCAGGCACTGCCGCGAGAATAACCCGCAGCAAGATTGCCCTCGCTACCGGATCTGACTCTGTGCAGTATCGATGCTGGAGAGTCAGGATCTGCAGGGTGCCGTCAACTGCAGTTCCGGCCACATCACCTACCTGATACCCATCTTGAAGCCTCGGCGCATTAGAACAACCAGCCATAATTGCGGCAGCCACAACGGGGATAAGAATTGGTTTCATGGAATCACCTGTGCGATAGAAACGGCGAGAGTGGCTGTGCCGAGTAACAGCGCGCCAACAATGGTCAGAACCTTCCAGCCACCCATTACCGACCCCTTACTGGTCAGCAACTG